CAGCCTCTAAGGTCACCAATTCTTGTGCCCGTCAATGTACCGCCAGTGCCTGTAACGCGAATGTCTCTGAAATCAACATCGGTCACAGTGCCAATGGTGGCAATCTGCATATCCCGCATCAGGCCATAGGTAGAAGACCTAAACCAAGCTCTGCGGTTGCCTTGGGTTCCTGAAGTGGAAAAGGTGCCAGCAATGACAAAATTAACGCCAACAGCAAACTGCGTGACACCATCAACAGGCTCAGGAGTAAACGTCAGATTAGCGCAAGTGGCATTATCTGTAACGGTGACAATGTAGTGGGCGGCACTTGAGTTGGCGTCAAAGATGGCGTTGTCCGCCGCCGTAGGAACAGAAGCGCCTGAAGCACCACCAGAGGTAGTGCTCCATTTTGTGGTGCTATTCCAGCTTCCCGAGCCGCCGACCCAGTACCTGTCAGCCATGTCACGCCTTTACATAACGGACGCCGTCAATCTCAACGTACTCAGGCGCAAGCTCCTCTACAGGCGGCGCTGTAACAACAGCAATCCAGTTGTCTCGCCGTTGCTCCTTCATGGCTTGAATTTCGCTGTCGCTGAAGCCATGCCCATCAGGAAGATGAAGAGCGTCTCGAAACACCCCGTGAGGGGTGTCAAACTCGAAGTCGATCTTGATCATGATCAAGCCAGCGTGAAGATTGCCCCAGGCGTGGTATTCGAGAACTTGACGGTAAACGTCTCGCCGTCAGCCAGCGTGATGCTGCTACCGTAATCCCACCAAGCCACCAGCGCGTCTAGCGGAGACGTGGCGGAATCGTTGTAAAGCACAACGTAACGGAACGGGCCAACGCTGCCGCCGGACGCCGTAAACACAACCTGAGTGCCGGTTACCGTCGTAGTGCCGCTGGTTTCCGAAACGGCAATCGTTGTTGCGGTGCCACCAGTGGTGTAACCATTGGTTCCGCTGATTTGAGTAATGTCGGCCAAAACCGTATTTGATGCGGTCGGCGCAGAATTGCTCAACGCAACTTTAAACGTGTTGGCGCCAAAATCATGGACACCTTCGACAAGCTGTTCAGAAAAGTCGTTAAACTTGTTGTACGACGCCATGATATTCCTTTAAGCCAAAAACTTTAGCTTGTACAGGGTGCTGTAAAACAGCGCCAGAATCTCGTCGATGATGTTCTGCAGCGGCGTGCATTCCTCTTCGACAACATCGTAACGGGTGTCCATGATGGTCTGCACCATGTCCTCAAGGAACTCCACCACGTTGTTTGTTTTGGTGGCCTGCTGCAATTCCACCGAGCCAATCAGGCCGTACTTGCCTTGATACGCCTCGGCAAAACTGTCTGCCAGGTCAATGATCTGGTCGTAGAACTTGGCCAGCGCCTTGTGCTTGGCGTACGAACGGGTGTTCAGATGCACGCTGTGCGTGACATCACGCGCCAAGAACAGCTGGCCGATGAACTTCTCGCAACTCATACTGGCATCCCCTGTGGTGCAGCCGTGGGCATCTGGCCTTGCATAGCGATCGACATGTCGCCCACAGTGGCAATGTCGCGCATGGTCTGCATGATGATCTCCTGCACTTGCTCGGGCGTCATGCCGGTCTGCACAGCCTGCAAACGACGCGTTTCGGCCTCGTACGCCTTAATCTCGGCGTCAGACTCGGCCTTGAACGTGTCGACCTTCATCTTCTGCGCTTCCATCGACTGCTGGACGTTCTGCAGCATCTGCTGCATGGCCTGCATCTCTTGCGTCAGCACCTGAATCTGCTGGTTTGCAGCCTGCAACGCCGGGTCGTCCTGATCCTGCAGCAACTTCGGGTCGATCGTCTTGCGCAGGCGCTCAGCCAGTTCTTCCGCGCCAGGCCAGTCCATGTTCTTTACAAACAGGTCGCCGGCCACAGCCCACAACTGCGGCGAACCCTGCAGGATCTGCGACATGGCATCCATCGCTTCCTGGCGTTTGGTCAGGTACGACGGACCCGTGGTGACCACAACGTCGTATCGGCCGACGCTGGGGTTGTAGATCTTCTCGATGGTGACGCCGTTCTGGTCCTTCAACTCGCGCACCGGCTCGGGCTGCATCGGGTTGATCTTGGCCATCGACGTCTGGCCGTCCATGCCAATGATCCGCGCCACGCGCTGCGTGTCGTAGATCTTCGGGATCATGTCGATGATCTGGCGCGTCACATGGCGTATGGCTCGGGCCAAGTTATCCACATAGTGGTAGGTTCCGGTATCGCTCTGAGCCTGACGAGCCAGAATAGCGCGGCCCGATCGTTCGTTGGAAGTCGCGCCGAGAGATGGGTCGTACTGGCCCGTGGTTGCCTTGATGTCGTCAGCGGCGCCCATCTTGGCGGCGATAAGCCCCTGCTGCGCCATCGGCGGCTGCGCCCGCTGAGGAAGCGGGAAAGAGTTTCCGGCTCCGTCTGTGGCATCAGGGTTTACCTCCAGATACGGCCAGTTCTGCGTGTTGGCCGTCTTCCACTGGTTCTCGTAGCCCTCAAACTGCCCGCCGTACCCGATAAACGGCGCCTTCGGGGCCAGCGCCAGCATTTCGGCTTCCTGCGACACCCAGTAGTTGTACATGCGCTGGGCGTCCTTGGCGTTGCGCACCAAGCCCGAGACGTGGATCTCGCCATCCACCTCAAACTCGTTGCCCACCACGCGCACCACGGGAATGTACTTCCCGACCCAGTCCTGCTCCTCCAAAACCTCAAAACCGTTGGTCTTCATCCACTTTACAACGCGCTTGGACGACTCCCGCGTGCGCAGGGGCTCCATGCCCATCGCTTCCATCTGGCGAGCCTCAAACGACCCCTTGAACGCCGTCAAGCCGCCAGGATAGAGGTTCAGCGTGGCGCGTTCTTCTTCGATGCGGAAATACTCGGCGATCCGCACCGTGTTTTCGTTCAGCCAGTACCCCATCGACGCATCGCCCACGCCCTGCGTGCGCAGCGTCGTAATCGGCGTGGCGTCGGGGAACATCCGCTCAAACTCGTCGACAGTGATGTCCTGCGTGATGAAGCAGTACCGCGCATCCGACCCGCAGGGGTCTTGGATCATCGGGTCCATGTACACGCTGAACGCGTTGCGGATGCGGCCGATGCGGATGTCCTGATCGAACGTGTCCTCGTCGCAGTACTCCGTCAGCAGGCGGATGTACCCCTCGCCGAACGTGACCTGATTGTCGCAGGCCGTGTCGTACGCCACGTCGGCGTCAGACATGTACTCGATGTGCCGCACGATGCCGTCAAAAATCTCGGCCACCTCGGGATCGGCGCGGTCGTCGGCAGGGATCACCTTGCCGCTAGGGCGGTTCTGGCGCTGCTCGTTGGTGACGTTGCGGACGTGTTGCGGCAGTTTGTTGATCGTCAGGCACGGCCTGGCGTTTACCGTCTGGCCCTGCACGCTGCCGCGCGTTGCAAGCACGTCCTGCGGCCACTGCCAGTTGTTGTCCGGGCTGCCGGCCATAAACCGCAGGTCGTCCAGCTCAGCCTGCCGCGTGAGCGAAAACGCAGCCTGCGCGGACTGCATCCGCGTGCGCATTTCTGCCAGCAGTTCAGACTTGTCCGAGCCGCCGTCGGCTACCCGCCGAGCCCCGTTGATGCCGTCGTCGCGTGCCATGTTACTTCTTGCCCTTCGCAGGCGCCTTGGCCGCACGCTGCGTGTTGTACGCAATGGCCACAGCCTGCTTTTGCGGCTTGCCGTGCGCCATTTCGGTCTTCACGTTCTTGCGAAACGCGTCCTTGGACGCCGATTTCACCAGAGGCATGTCATTTCCCCTTCGGTTTGGCCGTTTTGGCCGACTCGCGGAAATCCTTGGCCGTCGGCGCGCCTTTGGCGCCTGGCTTGCGCATTTTTTCGCCGCTTCCTGCAGCAATGCGCTCGCGTTTGGCGTTGATGTTGGCGTAGAGCCCTGGATCGCCGGGTTTTTTCATGCTGTCCTCATGTGTGAGGGCAAAAGTTGACCTTTTCCGCCCTGCACAGTCGCTCTATGCACTATGCAGGGGTGCATTCTGCCATGCTCAACCTTGTGCAACACTCGAAGATTTTCAACGCGGTTGTCTGAATGCACGCCATTGCGGTGATCAACTTCTTCGTCGCGCTCAAGCGGCTTGATAAACGCGTGCGCTACAAGCCGATGCACCAAAAACGACCTGCAAGGCTCAGTTCTTGGGCCGCCGTCACGCAAACGCACTTCAACATACGGTTTGGTGCGCCCGGTTTCTTTCTTGGGCGTCAAACGCATGATGCGCTCAGGCATCCAAGTTTGGCCGCCGCCTTTGGTTTTGCGGAAACGAGCCAAGGACTTGACCCGGCCAAGCGTGCTCACTTGGTATCGGCCTTCGTATCCTTGGATGTCGGCCCACATTTCAACACTTCCAGCGTCGCATTGCGGCTTTTGCACGGCTACCCTCTTCGCTTTTTTCTGCGATAGGGTGCATTCTACTACAGAACGACTTCTTCCGCGCCTTGTCAGCCTCAGTCTTCGGATTTGGCGCCGGCGCTTTCAAATTACTGCCGGTCTCACGGTTGTACTTCTCGCGGCCTTTAGCCGTCAGACCAGCGCCCTGCTTCGTGGGCAGCTTTTCGCCTCGACCAACGCTCAGAGACACCGACTTTGCCATGACAGACCCTCAGTGCGCCATCCACCCGGCCGACTGCATGGCTCCCCCGTGCGTCGTAACCACCCGGTGCTGGCTGCGCGGATTGTACTCCCTGTGCGCCACGGGGAACGCAAACGTTACCGCCAGTGCGTCAGCAGCGTCAGGCGAAGCCAAGCCCCGGGTTTTCATCTGCTCCTTCGTCTCCAGCGCAATCGCGCCCGACGAGTTCGGCCGCGTCCTCGGGCCGCACAGGTCTTTCTTCAGGTTCCTGTCGTCCTTGATCGACGCCGTGCGCAGCCACTGCTTCATCGCGCCCCACATCTCAGCCCGCTTGTTCTGGTACGCCTTCTGATCCTTGGCCTTCCAGCCAAAATTCACACCGCGCACCTTATACCGCTGCTCCAGCAGTCTGTCCAGCACGCCCGCGCCCAGGCCGCCCTCGTCAATCACCGTCAGCACCGGCCGAAAATCCTCAATCGCCTCAATGACGTGCCCCACCACCGTCATCGTGTCATCGCCCCGGAACCGTCGCACTTCGAGCAAATCCCGGCCCCGGCGCGCCACAATAATCGTCGCGTCAGCGCCGTACCGCGCGGGGTCCACGCCCAGCACCACGGGTGCCTCCGGGTCGCGCATCGGCGGCCGCTTACCGGCTTCTTCCACCAGCCCCAGCGGGATGAACTGGTATTCATCCGCGCCGGGGAACTCGCCGTATACCTCAACCATTGCCTGCGGCGAATCCTCGCCGTACTCGTCAATAATCGCCTGGTACACGCCTTTATCGGTGTCTTCGACCGTCCTGGCGTCGATATTCTGCGTCTTCCAGAAGTTCCGCTTGGCGTTAAAACACTCGAAAAAATACCCAGAGTTCCGCCGTGGGTTACTGAACGCGCACCAGAACCTGTGCGGCGTGTTCTCGGTAAAAAACCCCGCAGCAACGCTCCAGATACTGTTCGGAATACCCGAGGCCTCGTCAAACACAACCATCATGCCGTCGTCGTTGTGCGGGCCAGCGTACGCGTCGGGGTTTTCCTCGCTCCAGAGCTTACCCTCCGCGCCCCAGTATCGGGTGCCCTTCTTCAGGTCGCGCTCCACCAGTTCGGTGAGCCACTTCGCCGGCACAATCCGCGTCGCGCTGATCTCAAACCAGTGCGCGTTCATCAGCATCGCCAGCCACTTCGTAATCTCGGCCCAGGTCACGCTTCTGAGCTGCGCTTCGGAGTTCGCACTCACGATCACGCTTGCGCCGATCCGCGTCGACAGCATCCAGAGTACGAGCCAACTCACCAGCGCGGACTTCCCGATCCCTCGCCCCGAGGCCACCGCCAGGCGGAATACCTCGTACATATCGCGGTCGCCGTTTTCCTCGATGTGCGCTTTTATCTTCCGCAGAATCTCCCGCTGCCATTTCCGTGGCCCGCTGCGCTTTTCCAGCGGCGTACCCTTCTCGCCCCAGGGAAACACGAACATCACGAACGCTTCGGGGTCGTCGCGGAGCTTGGCGCTCCACAGGCGACTCATCAGCGCCTGTTCCTCCTGCGGGGTGTATTTCGTCGTCTGCATTACACGGGACCGTCAGCCATTTCCGCCAGAGCCTGCGGCCGCGCCAGCGGTCTACGGATTTCCACCGCATCCTCAACCGCCTCGGCGGCCTTTACGCGCTTCTCGGCCATCTCCAGCGCCGCAGTAATCGAAATCGACTGCGCGACATCCACCTGAATGCGCTGGGCTGCCTGCCACTCATGCCTGTGCCTCAAGAACTCCAGCGCCGCCTTCGAATCCCCCGCTTCCGCGGCTTCGTACAGCGTGCGCGACATTGTCATTTCGCTGTCCGCCCTGCCCTTCATTTCCGCGATCTCTGCGATCGGGTCCATCAGCTTCAGCCGGGCCAACTCCACCGGCAACAAACCCGCAGCCAGCGCAAGCGAATCGCCGCGCAATCCCAGCTTCGCGCCGTCGTATATGCGCTCCAACGTTGCGGGCGTGGCTTTTAGCTCTCTGGCGGTGATAGGAAGGTCGCGGAACATAAGGCGATGATACTGCGGAAATTCAAAAAATTTGTCTGGGGGATGGGCGGGAAGCGTTGGAAAAAAAATTGGCTGCGGGGGGTCCGTACCATTGCCGGGCTTTCGCTCGGACCCCACCGGGGCTGGGGGTGGGGGGGTCATACCCCGGGGAGTATCCGCTCCCTGGCCCCGATACCCTACCCCGTACCGTATCCCCGCGCACCTGGGCGGGGGCTATCGCGTAGCCCCCCGGCGCCCCCGGGCTCTATCTCGCATCATCGGGGGGCCATCGGGGGCTATCGTCGAACCGCCGGGTTCTCTTCTGCAAACGTAGCCCCCCGCTGCCCCCCATCGGGCGGGGGCTATCGGGGGCTATGGTCAGACTGCACCCCCCAGTAGCGTAGGCGTAGCCCCCCGCTGCCCCCGGGATGGTCTCGGGGGGCTGGGGGGCTATGGGGGGCGTAGCCCCCCGCATTCCCCCTGCTAAACACACAGTCCTAAACCTGTAGATGAAACCATAGCCCCCCGCTGCCCCCCTAGAGGGAACACCCCCGAAACCGTAGCCCCCCCGATTTCGCCCCCGCCTGGAAGCTGTAAGTTTTGCGTAAGGTTCGGCGGCGATGATGCCGGTGTGGCGCCGATGGTCGGCGCAGACACTGCGGGCGATAGACCCGCGCGGAGTACAGACGATGATTGTTTACCGTGGGCCGTCGGCGATCGACGGCAGGCCGATTGTGGTGATCCTGACGGGCTTGAAGGCGCGCGGGTCGAAGAATGCTAAGACCGGCGAATTGATCCAGTCGTGGATCCTGCGCGCCGACGTGGAACCGCACACTGCGGCGAAAACCGGCGACGATGCGTCGGTCTGCGGACAGTGTCCGCATCGCCCCCTACTGGCCAGCATGCTTGCTCGCGCGGGTCTGCCGTCGTCACCCTGCTATGTTAGGACGGGCGAAGCCCCGTTGTCGATATACCGCGCGTTTCGGCGCGGGTCATACGCGCGTGCCGAGACGGTTGATCAAGTGCGCGAAGCGCTTGCAGGCCGTCGACTGCGTATCGGGTCATATGGTGATCCTGCAGCTGCGCCGGTCGACCTGTGGCGCATGCTGGCATCGATGGCCGATGGCCACGTTGGTTATACGCACCAATGGCAGGCCGTCGGGTTTGACGCTGCAGCGTGGTCGCCATTGGTGATGGCCTCTGCCGATACGCGCGCTGAAGCCCGGCAGGCCGAGTCAATCGGCATGCGGTATTTCCGGGTGTCGAATGGTGTCGACCGTCAGGATCGTGAAGTCACATGCCCGGCGAGTGCCGAAGGTGGCCGTAAGGCGCAGTGTTCCGATTGCATGCTCTGCGCAGGGACCACGAAGCGCGCGCGATCGATTGTGATCGCCGATCATGCGACCGGGCACGCGCGCCGGGTTATCGCGATCCAGCCTGCCGTTTGATCGTAGGCCGTTACCCGGCGTGCCGGGTATCAGCGTGCGATCCCGCGCGAATGAAAGGACAGACAGATGTACACCCTGACCCAGTATTTCCGCTCGCCCGATTGGACGGGTAAGGTCGAAGACCAATACGCCACCGAACGCGAGGCGCTCGAAGCCTACGCTGATGCCTCATGGGCCTACGCGCACGCGCCGAGCGGCCCGCATAAGGTGACCCTGCGCGCGCCAGATGGTGCGATCGTGCGCCACTGGCCACAGTAGACGTCAGCGTGGCGTAAGCCAGCCCGCCGACACTAATTCGCCCGGCATGGTGCCGGGCTTACTGGAGATAGACGATGGAAACCCTGCTAGCCCTGCAATCTGCCACGCGTGCCGGCCTATATCAGGTGCAGCGCGTCACCCTGCGCCCGGGTCGCGCTGCTGACGTGCTGCCGCTGACGGAATGGCTCGCCCTGCCTGCCGCGCTGGCGGCTCTGGATCGCGTGGAGGGTTGACCATGCACGATATCCCCCTCACCCTGGCCGACCTCATCGGCGCTGTTCTGATCGGCCTCGCCCTGGGCGCGCTGATCGGTTTCGCGCTGTGACCCCGATTCCGCAGACCCGGCCCACGCAGCCCCTGCGCGGGCCTGTGTGGCCTTTTCCACCCTCGCTGCTGGACTACCCCGTCCAGCCCCCTGGCGCGCGTCCTGTGCCGCGCTATAGCCCGCCGCCGGATGATGTTCCGGTGGCGCTGTTTTGACCTGGAGAATGACGATGCATACCCCTGGACCCTGGACGATAGAAATTGACCATTCATGCGATGAAGCGGAGTTCATCAGAACCGAATTCGATGGAGAAATGTTCGATATTGCAACGCTGTCTAATGAAAGTGGAAATGTAAACTCTAATGCCCGCCTGATCGCTGCCGCGCCTGATCTGCTGGCAGCGTTGCGCAGCATCATCGAGTCGTCTGACGCGAATTGCGGCGACAGCCTTGCCAATGCGATTAGCGCTGCCCGCGCCGCCATCGCCCGCGCTACTGGAGAAAAGTAATGCCCCTGACATTCAAAAATATTGAACGTCCGCCAGACGACCTAGCGCGCGGCATCGCCGCCGCCGAAGCGGTTTTCGCGCAGGCCGACGTCAACCCCGAGGTAGCGCACCGTCACGCCCTGCTACGCCGAGACGGGCTGATTTTCTCCCCGCCTCTGGTGCGGCTATGGTATGCCGCAGAGGACGCCGCCGTGCGCGCTGCCTGCGGCTCCTGGCGCGATGCGCCGCTTGCGGCTGCATTGGAGTTCGAGCCGTGATCGCCGCCCTGCTGGCAATTCTGATTGCCCTGCTGCTGGCGCTGCTGCTGGACCTATAATGCGCACGCCGGCCCGCGTGGCCGGTCGTCTGTCTCCTCGGGTGAAAGCCCGTTCGGCCCCCGGTTGAGCTAGTCTCCCGGGGGCGTTTTTTCACTTGCCGGCAGGAGGATTGAGTTCCGCGATCGCGTCGCGCACCTCCTCAACCATAAATTCCAGTCGATTGATTGAGTCGGCAATCGTATCTGCGGCGTAAATAATGGCCTCGGTCAAGCTGCCGACCTGATGCCCCAGTGGACCTTTGAACGGAATCGCATTCGTCGGGGTGATGGCTGCGGCCAACCTACTGATTGCGTAAGCGATGTCTTCAGTGTCGCGCATGGTAGCGGTTCCTTGTGGTTGAGTTGATGATGGATGTCGTGTAGTTCGACGGCCATGTTTCAGTCGTCAGCGGTGCGGTAATTCGGTCGGAACGGGTGGACGGTCGCAGTGTGCGCCGTCTCTGCCGCGTCCCTGGCCTCGGTCTTCGTGCCGCGCCAGTCTGGTGATAGCCACATATGACGGCGCGTGCCATAGCGCTTCGTCTTCACCAGCCCGACGTCGGTCCACCCGCATTCAGACAGCGCGTGCAGCAGTGCGGGGACGTTCAGCCTGACATTCTGCGGCGCGTGATCCTGTAGCCGATCAACCAGCGCCTGCCAGGGGCCTGCGGCGAAACCGTGCCGGAAGTCCAACGCTTTCTTTTCGATGCGCTCAATGATCCAAGATTCTGCCGACGTGCGCGCGCTGCCGACCATGATCGACTTTGCATCGGTCCACGGCGGGGTCGCCGCCGGATTGAACCGGCTAACGTCACGCTGCCGCAGGTATGCTGCACCGGCCTGCAAACCACCGGCCTTGAAATAGGCCCACAGGGCGAGCGAATCTTCCTCGCGCATCCTCGGGGCGTCGGTCCAGGTCACCCACCAGCGCCGATCCTCCGACGGGATCGCGATCGCGTCCCGGTAGTTCGTCATGCCGATGACGAGCGCCTGATTCAGGACCTGTATCGGATGCTGACCCTTGCGCTGCACCGTCAGCAGTTCCGGCGGCGCGGCCAGGATGGGCTTTAGCCGGTTTTCCAGCGCGCGACGGTCGATCGCCTCAGACTGCCGCAGTTCGTTAAAAATAATCACCTCGTTTTCGAGGAAATATCCCCAGACCTGCTGCAATTCTGCGGCCTCGACACTGGTGCAGTTGGTCTTGTTTTCCCCGCCAATCGCGTACAGCAGGGGCGCGATCATGCTGTCTTTCCCCGCGCCAGGAACGCCGCCGATGAGCAGCGCGTGATTGATTTTGACGCCGGGATGCTGGACCTTGAACGCCATCGCGTCGAGCAGGTGCGCGCGCTCTGCCGGGTCCGAGATCAGCCGCTCGACGTGCGCCAGCCACGGGCCAGGATCGCCGCCCACGCAGTCCGGGCGGGCGTTGCGCCATTTGTTCCCATACACTTGTCCGACGTGCTCGCACAGGACCGCGCGCCCAGGCGCATAGGTAATCCCCTGCAGTATCCGACCGCGCATCGCCGCTCGGTTTTCGTCGTAACTGGTGGCCGCCTCGACCCGGCGCGCTGCGCCTGATGCACTGGCGTGGATTGAGTGGCACCGGACGTGCCGATACAGCGCGTTGAACGAATTGCGCGTGTACTCGACACACTGCTGGATGTCGAAATAAGCATCGTCCGGCACGACGTAGGCGAAGCGCTTGTGCCACTCGCCGACCTCCAGCAGCGACGGATCGCGCTTGTCTGCTGCGGCCTGCGCTTGCGCGTGTTCCTCGCTCTGCGGCTCATCCGGCCCCGCCGGTTTCGGCGGCTCGGGTTCCGGCTGCTGCGTGTAGACGCTGGTGCGCGGCGCGATCCAAGCCCGCGCCTCGGCCCAGCTGGCGAACCCGCTATCCGCAGCGTCCCAGCCGTCAGGCATCCCTGCCGGGTCGATGATCTTGACCTCCGGGCAGTGCGGCGCCAGCATCGCCGCCAGGCGCTGCATGGTCTGGATGCCGGGTTCGTCGGCGTCGGGCCACAGGAGGACTTTGCGCCCGTGGACGTGCCGCCAGTCGGCGCGGCTGACGGCCTGCCCTCCACCGGGCCAGGTCACGGCGACGTACGGCCCGCTGATCGCCGCCGCCGCGTCTGCGGCTTTCTCGCCCTCTACGATCAGCACCGGGTCTGCGCTGCGGGCCTCCAGTTCCTGTAGCCGGTACAGCGGGCGCGGAACCGGCCACTGGCCCATTCCCCACTGGTTGCCGTCCCAGGTCCACGGCACAATCTGTTTGCGCTGCCCTGCCGGGTCGTACCGGGCGACGTAGCCCAGCACCTCCCCGTTGCCGTCCCAGTACGTCCAGCGGGCCGACGGTGCGCCGTATAGCGGGTGTACACACTCGCAGTCCGCTGCCGCCTCGGGCACTGGCGTGACCACGGTGCGCTGCGGTTTTGTCGGTTTCGCTGGTCGCGCTGGCGGCTCGGCCGTGCTGCCGTCGTCGAGTTCCCGGTATGCCTCGCCGGGCGTGAGTTCGTGGATCGCGGCGTAGAGCGAGATGAGGTCGCCGCCCCTGTCGTCTGTGGCGAAATCGGCCCACAGGCCCGACAGCAGGTTGACGCTCAGCGAGGTTCCCTCGCCGCCCGCCAGGTCGCCGCAGACCCACTCATGGCCTCTGCGCCTGCCGCCGGGGAGCCACTGCGGGACGAGGGTTTCGCTGCCGAGAAGAAGGCGCTGCGCAAGCGCGGAGAAATCGAGTTTCATGCCGTCTCCGTCAGTAATTTGAATGCTGTTGCGGCGCAAAGGGGGACTTGCCCGTTTCCAATGGCTTTAAGTCTGTCCACCCGAGCGGCCACCCCATGAGCCACTCGACCCACGTCGGGTTCAGTTGCCCACCAACCTGCGCCGCCAATGTCGGCGTGTTCCGGTCGTTCTCGCTGGGAGCATTCGTTCCCTTGGCGTTGTGCGCCGTGGGTGTAGTCCATCTCAAAACCGCAGTCGTAAGCGTCGCCCCACGGCCCTGCGCCTTCCAACTGCTTTCCCCGTCCATCATCCCATCTGCTTTGCGGCCCTGATCGTTTTCGCTGGCTCTCGGCGTGGGCCACAAATGCACTGCCATGCGCAGATCCGCGCTCCCCTTCCGATCCCACTCCTTCTCGGCGGCTTCTTTCGTAATGCCGCGCATGGTTGTCGGCGTGGGCCACATCCTCTCCCCGCGCTGCCTCAGTCCTGCCGCAATCTCCACCTCCTCGGCCAGCACTTTGCCTCCCTTTCCGTTCGGGCGACTGCCAGGGTTCCCCGCTCGCGGCGTCGGCCACTCTGCTCTTTTCGCCAAAGCCCTCCGGCTGTTGCTCCCCCCATCCAGCCCGCTCGTGTTCAACGTGTGAAACGTCTTCACTCCGTCTGGCGACAAGCCAGAACCGATCCCGCTGGTGCGGGGCGCCAACGTCGGCAGCTCCCAGCACTGTCCAGCGGCAGTCGTACCCGAGCGCGGCCAGGTCACCGAGGACTCGCCCAAGTCCTCGAGTAAGGAGGGCTGGGCTGTTCTCCACGAAGACGTAGCGGGGTCGAACCTCGCCAACGATCCGCGCCATGTGCCCCCACATTCCGCTGCGGGCTCCGTCAATGCCTGCTCCCTTGCCGGCCACGCTGATGTCTTGGCACGGGAAGCCTCCTGACACCACATCAACACTGCCGCGCCAAGGTCTTCCGTCAAAGGACTGAACGTCATCCCAAATCGGGAAGGGCGGGAAAAGGCCGTCATTCTGTCTGGCGGCAAGAACGCTTGCGGCGTAGGGTTCCCACTCAACGGCGCAGACGGTTCGCCACCCGAGGAGGTGGCCTCCGAGTATGCCTCCACCAGCGCCCGCGAAAAGAGCCAACTCATTCATTCGCCCTCCAACAGCCTGATTGCATCCTCAACACTGCGGCAAACCCCCGCCACGCCACCCGCAGCGCGGATCGACGCGAGGAACTCCTCCTGCCCGGGCCTCATGCGGCCGGTGCGCGACTTGACCTCGATGGCCAGCGTGCGCCCGTCCTTCAGCGTGCCCATAATGTCGCTCATGCCGCGCTGGGTGTTCGCCCGGATATAGCGCACGCTGCCGTCGCGGTTGCGCTCTTGGAAAGTGCCGGAGTTCTGGCGCCACGACATGGCGACTTTCGGGTGCCGCTTCAGCAGCTGCACGATCGCCCGCAGGATCTCGGCCTCGCTCGGCTCGCCTGACGGCTGCGCTGGTGCGCGTTTTTTCGGCTCTGCCGGTATCGGCAGTTCCCGCGCCGGTTTGCCGCTGAGTGCGGCGTACAGGTTTTCGGTTGCCTGATTGCGGAGCATCTGCTCGCGCAGGGTGCGTCTGCCTCGTTCTGTCATGCTGCCAGCCTCGCAAAAACAGCGGACCAAATATCATCTGACGCGCGCCGTTTGCGGCGCAAGATGTTGCCGATCGTCGCGCGGCAGACGCCGTACGCCAGCGCCAGGCGCGACTGCGATTCGTCGCTGCGGGCCAGGATCTCCCGAATCTGATCGTCGTTGAGTTTGCGCCGGCGCAGCCCGCTCAGACGATTGCGCGCAGTCGTTGCCGCGCCCTTGATCTTGCCTGCGGCCGACGCCCGCTGCATCGCGGCTTTTCTGGTCATCACACTTAGGTGAGCGGGATGCACGCACAGCGGCGTGCCGCACATACAGGACGCCACGAACTTGCCCAACGGCTTGCCCGCCATTGCCTCGGCAATCGTGCGCCGCAGCGAGCGCGAGGCTTTTGTGTGCGCGCCGGTAGAGTCGTAGTGGCAGCGCGGCACTCGCGTGAACGCTGCGCAGGTCATCCCTGTCCAGATCAGGCACTCGCCCTCCTCCTCAGTGCGCGTCAACAGCAGGTTGCGCAGCGCAGGCGGCAGTCCATCAATCAGTGCTTTCGTTTTCCTGTCCATCGTCTATCCCATCGTCGTCGGGGCTCGCATCATGCCACCGTCGCCGCCGCTCGCAAAGCCCGCGTGGAATAGTGGGTTATTGCGTCGATTGTAGTTGACCATCGTGGGCCATCGTGGCAACATCCGTCCGTCCCCAAACAAAACAGGAGCAGACGATGAGGATCAGCCAAGCCTACTACGACCCGGACTACGGCCCGTATACGGGTCATCCCCATGACCCGAGGTATGACTATGAGGACATCGACCTCGACATCGAGGCGGCCAAGGACGACATGCTGAGGACGCCGCTGTTCATCACTGACTGGTTGGCCCACGAGGCGACCACCGACGAGACGCCACTTGACCTGACGGCCGTGCCGGCCGAGTTGCAGCAGGCCACTGCCGATCAGTTGATTGCCCTGGTGTTCGCCGGCCACATCGACCGCATCGTGCCCGCAGTGTATGAGCTGCGTGCCCGCTACCTGCGGGCCAAGGACGGCGATATCACCAGCCGCGCTTGGGAACGCTATGAGGACGAGATCAAGCGCGCCCAGTGCGACGACAACCACTTCTGGTTCTGAAGGAGACCGCAGCATGATCCTCGAAACCGCAGACCAGCGTTCCGACGACTGGTACGCCGCTAGATGCGGCAAGGTTACCGCCAGCCGTTTCCGCGACGCGATGGCCACGCTGAAAGGCGGCAACAAGCCGGCGCAGGCAGCGAAGGACTACCTCACCGAACTGGTCGTCGAGCGCCTGACCGGTCGCGCTATCCAGAAGTTCACCACTGCCGCCATGCTCTGGGGCACCCAGCAGGAATTTGCAGCGCGTGCCGCGTACGAGGCCCACACGGGCACTGAGGTGGAGGAGACGGGCTTCGTCGCCCACGACGTCCTGTATGCCGGCTGCTCGCCTGACGGCCTGGTGGACTGGGACGGACTGATTGAGATCAAGTGCCCGTACAACAGCGCGGTCCACATCGAGACGCTGCTGGGCGGAATGCCCGCAGATCACATGCCACAGGTACAGGGCCAGATGTGGATCACCGGCCGCCAGTGGTGCGATTTCGTGTCGTATGACCCGCGTATGCCCGAGCCATTGCAGCTGTACGTTCAGCGTATTCCCCGTGATGCGGCGTTTATCGCCGACCTCGAAGGTCGCATCACGTTGTTTCTGTCGGAGGTCGGCGAAAAAGTCGAGGCGCTGCGGCGTCTTGCGGAAGGAAAGCAATGAGCGACAAGAAGCGCACTTACACGCGCGTGATGAAGGCGTGGACCGTGATGGACGCAGAGGGCAACGAGCGACTGGTGCGGGCTTACACCGTGGCCGACGTGCTGCGCCACGTCACGCCGCAATTCGTGATCGCGCCCGCCACGCACGACGACATCATCTCGCTGATGGCCTCTGGCGTTATGGTGGAAACCGTGGGCCTGCCCGAAGCCGTCCCGGCCGAAGAAAGCCCGGGCCTGACTGACTGATCACCACAGGGGCGGCTTGCCGCCCCGGAAAGCACTGTATGAGCACCGCACTGATCCCCGTAGACCAAGTCGAGCGCATGGCGCTGGCCGTCGCAAAGTCCGGCCTGTTCGGCGTCAAGACGCCCGACCAAGCGATGGCCCTGATGCTGATCGCGCAGGCCGAGGGAATGCACCCGGCCATCGCCGCCCGCGATTACCACGTCATCAACGGCCGGCCCACGCTGAAGGCCGACGCCATGTTGGCTCGCTTCCAGACCGCAGGCGGCAAGGTGGAATGGAGCGACTACACGGACCAGCGCGTGGTCGGTACGTTTTCGCACCCCAAAGGCGGCAGCGTCACCATTGAGTGGACCGTCGAGATGGGTCGCAAGGCCGGCCTGTTGGGCAATCAGACGTGGACAAAGTATCCACGGCAGATGCTGCGTTCTCGCTGCATTTCGGAAGGTATTCGCACCGTGTTTCCGGGCGTTGTTGTCGGCACCTATTCTGAGGAGGAAGGTCAAGACATGGCCCCGCAAACTATCGTGCGCGACATGGGCAACGCCGAGGAAGTTGCCGATCCTGCGCCAGCAATTCCTGCGCCGCCCGCAGTTGACGTGGATGCGCTAATCAAGACAATCAAATCTGCCGCCACGCGAGAGTTTTTGGAATTGTTGCGCCCACAAATGCGCCGCGTGCCCAAGGGTAAGGACCGCGACCGCGTGGTAGCCGCAGTGCAGCGCCGCGCCGACGAGATTGACGCCGAGCAGGCACCGCGAACCGAGCAGGCACCACCGGTGGATGCCGAGATCATTGACGCCGAGGAGGGCGCGGTATGAACGAAGACGAACTCCTGACCACCGAAGAACTGGCCGCCAGGTGGAAGGTCGCCGTGGGCACGCTGGAGAACTGGCGACACCAGGGCAAAGGCCCGACGTGGCTGAAGATCGGTGGCCAGGCCCGTTACCGCTTGGCTGACGTGCTGGCTTACGAGGCCGAGGCCGAGCGTTGATCGTGGTACATGGCCGGGCATGGCTAGGCAGGGCGAGGCGAGGCCAGGCGAGGCTTGGCAAGGCAAGGTACGCGGCACGGCCTGGCACGGCAAGGCGAGGCGCGGCACGGCGTGGCATGGCAAGGTACGTGGCTCGGCCAGGCGGGGCACGGCATGGCGATGCGGGGCTTGGCAAGGCATGGTACGTGGCGAGGCACGGCCTGGCGTGGCGAGGCGCGGCGAGGCAAGGCAGGGCAATTTCGCCCAAATGTGAGTGTGTTTTAACCAACGGAGATTTGACGTGAAACTGATCAGCATTGAAATTCGTGGCATTCAACCTCTTCTGATGCACCGTTTCGGCGAGGACGCCGAGACCTCCAGCAGCGGCAAGGCGCGCGGCGTGGTGCAGAACCGAGGCACTCCACGCGAGCAGGCGGAGAAGGTTGCCTACCGTCACCCTGACGGAACGTTCTACATCAGCGCGTTCGCCATCCCCAACGCGATGGGGGCGGCCGGCACGAACTACAAAATGCCCGGGTCGCGCAAGTCGATGCGGTTCATCGTGCCTAGCGCGATCCGCATCTTTGAGCCCACCATCACGGTGATGAACGGCTCTGGCCCCGCTACCGATTACGAGGTGGACTCACGGCCGGTCACGATCCCCGCCACCAAGGGTCGCGTGATGCGGCACCGCCCCAGGTTTGACTGCTGGGGGCTGAAGTTCAGCATCGGCGTGGACGATACTCTGATGAAGGTCGAAGACGCGCAGATGCTGCTGGAGCAGTCCGGCCTGAGCATTGGCATCGGCGACTTCCGCCCGGAGAAGCGCGGCCCGTTCGGCACATTCCGCGTGACGCGCTTTGAGGAGCAAGCAGAGTGAACACCCGGATGCTCAAGCGCGCACGCGCCCTGTGGGCATCCGGCGACCGCCGGATTGATCGACACAACACCCGGCAGTGGATCCGCTCGATCCGCCTGCTGGGTGACCGTTGGCTGCTGGCAGTGCCGGCAAGGAGGATCAAGTGACCGACAGAAACTGCTGCGACGGCCTGTGCGAACAGGGCCGGTCGTGCCCGTACCGCGAGGCCTGCACGCTGATTGACTCGCCTCGGCCGAGGCGCGATTATTCTGTGGAGGTGGCGGCAGTGATGGCTTTTGTGGTCATTATGGGCACTTGGGGGCTGATCTGGCTGTGGGAGTTGTGGATATGACTGACCTACGAACCGCCGCCCAGCAGGCGCATGAAATCAAGGAGCAAACGTGACCCTCCCCGCCGACGTAGCCCGCTGCATCGGCACTGACCTGCCAGAGTGCGTGACCTGCCGACGCCGCACCGACCCGCCGCATGAGCGACAAGTGTGGACTGGACCGTGGGAACTGGAGGGCGTTCCGTGCGAGCAAAGGATACCAAGTGATGAGAGCCGCACCCAATCGGTCAAAGATCGTGGACATGCTGGGGCTGTTGGTTCGCGCCCCTCGGACAGTGGACGAACTTTCTGAGCTTACCGGCATGGACAGAACCACAATACATTGGTGGCTTCATATGCTGATGGAAGAACACCTGATCCAACGCAAAAACTTTGGCAGAGTCGCACGGCACTACCGATATTTTTGGAGCCCGCCAAGTGTCTGAGATAAACACCCCCCAAGCCGCCCAGCGCCTGCTGGACGCCCTCGCCGCCGCCCTGCCGTACGCACCGCACCGCGCAGAGTTTGACCGCGTGGCAGATGCGGCCGACGACTTGCGCGCTGCCCTCAAGCGCGAGGAAGAAGCCCTAGCATGGCTTGAGGAGCGCAAGCAGCACTGGAGGCGCGAACTGGATCGGATGCGCTCGCCTCAATAACTCCAAATCGTTGGCGTCTCCCGCAGATCGACGTGTAGGAACCGCCCGTTACCCTTCTGCTGCACCCCGACGCCCCGGAACCCGGCATCCAGCGCCAAGCGCAGCAGCGTGACGGCCTCGGCACCACTGATGCCGATGTCCGCAGCCAGGCCGGTGCTGTGCATCCCAGGCTGGGCTTTGGCGGCCTCTACAGGGTGCTGTGGGCATCGATAGCCGCTGGTGACGTGCAGAGGCTTGCCGTAGGCGCTGCGAAGCGCCTGGAGCCGTTCTAGGAACTCGGGCTTCATCTCGTTCCTGCCGCAGCCGCAGCGGCAGGTGAATTCATCGCGCTTGAAGTTGGGGTAGCGGCTCCATTCAACGCTCATTTCGACGCCACTCCCTTCGACTTCTCGTAGGTTCTGAGACCCCCAATGCCCAGCATCCCGGACAGCACGACCCACAGCAGATCCGTGTCCAGCACGGGCGGTGCAGGCCAGCCCTTGATCATGCCAGCCCAGGTCAGCAACGGCTGGCCAATCGTGGCATAGAACAGGCCCAGGCCGCCCACCCAGCCCACGAACGGACGCCACCCGGCAACCCAGATCGTCGGGTGCGCAGCCTCGCGGGCGTTGATCTCCAGTTGCGCGATGACCTGCTTCAGTTCACCCTGCATGGCCATGTCGAGGAACTTTGCCTCGGCCTCGCGCTTCTTCTCCGGGTCCGGGAAGAAACGGTCAATCAGCGTCTTGCCCACCTCAAATAGCGGGCCTACCAGTAGCGGGTTCATAGCTTCTCCGGTTCACGAAACACGCTGATTGGCAGCGTGGTGTAGTCGCCATCCAGCCAGGCAATGGCGACCTGATCCGGCGGCTTTGGCACCCAGCATCCGCTGATGGTGCGTTTGCCGTCAGTGATTACTGCCCACAGCGCCCGCTCTTGGCACGGGCCTGCGGCGTTGTGCAACTCCAAGCGGATGTTCTCGTGCGTGGCGATGGCCACGACGTTGGCGTTCGCAGCACCGGCCGCGATCAGAAGGGCCAGTGCCGCGTGTTTCATTCGCTTTCCCTGCCTTGGAAATGCAACCTTCCCCAGCGATACAGCAGAAAGCCGATCTGGAGTACGAGGTAGAGCAGCGTCGCCCAGAGGATCATGTCGTTGACCTGCATGCCGGCGATTGTGGCACCCGCTACCGTCACAGGGGGAGCCGCCTTTGTGACTTCTGTCACGATGTCGGACTTCTGTTCGAGGGTGAGGTTCATGGCGCGGTCAGGGCGTTGATGGGTTCGGGGGCGAGGGCGTTTTCTGCCTTGCGGGACAGTTCGCCGATTGTCGGCGCAACTGCTGCGCGCGCCGCAGGAATGACTGCTTGACCGACGCCAGACGTGGAAATGTCTGTTACAAGCCGCATCAGCTTTTGGCGCTCTTTGACCGGCAGGCCGTCCAGCAGATCAATCAGCCCCTGATTGGACTCTGCCGCTTTGCGGATCATGTCAATGGTCTTCTTGTCAACGCGCTTCTCAACGTCGGCAAGTCGCATGTTTGCGGCCGTGATGGTCGGACTGAACCAGTTCGGAAGCCGCAACTTTGCGCGATTGGCTTCCAAGATTTGCGCCAGTTCGCCCCTGCCGCCGGCGGCCTTTTCTGCCGCCAGTTTGTCCGCTTCAACGATGCGCGCAACCTTGTCCAGCGTCGGCATCTCTGCGGTCATCTCTTTGAAGATGCTGTAGCGGCCGGGGCCAAAGATCGCCTCCACCGCATCAGGGTTGTCGCCGCGCACCAGCCTGACGTAATCCTGCGGGTTGCCCTTGAACATGTCCAGCGCCTGCGCTGCCATCTGCTTACGCGCAATAACGTCCATGCCCTTGCTGTAGGTGTCAAGATATTGACGCCATCCAGTGCCGCCTGCCTGCTCAATCGCGTTGTCGATGAGCGGGCGGAACTTGTCCACCACTGCCGCAGTGACCTTTGCTGCCGCCTTCGGATCGTCCTGCTTCAGAACATCCCGCACGCGCTGCGCCACGCCTTCCTTGCGCAGCGTGTACAGGTCATGCGCGTCAATGACGCCACCGTTGCGCTCCGCAAGCGTGAGCAAATCGTCTTTCAGCAGCGACATGACTCGCGTCACATCCGTGCTGGCGCGAATGCCGGGCGTGTTGAGCGTTGTGTCAATTCGCTGCACCACAGGATTGATGTCCAGCGGCTTTAGCCCATACGCCTCCAAGCTGCCAATCTGCCGGTCAATAAAATCCCGCTCGGCTCGACGCTGGCGGGAAATGTCGGCAAACAGATTCGACGCCTCCTGCTGCTGAGCTCCAGCCGCCGCCTGAACGCGAGCCGCTTGGCGGGCGCTGACGGATGGAATTTGTTCGGGAACCACGCGCTGCAACTGCTGAACGGCAGACTCTGTGCGTTGCGCGGCTTCAGTGCCTGTACGCCCGGATTCTTGCAGAGCAGACACCATTGACGCTTGCTTTTGCTGCCTGCGCGGCACCAGCGCATTCATCACTCGCTGAGCCTCGTTGGCCGCAGCAAGTTCCGTTTCGCGCATTGGCGACGTGATGTCAGTCAGTTCGCGCTTGCCGGCCTCCGCAGTCTCGCGTGCCGCAGTGGCAGATGCGCCGCCGCCAAGAGCGGCCAATTGAGCCTGCGACAGCGCCTGCTGCCGGCGAGCAACGTCCGCAGCGAAGTCTGTGGGCTCAAAGGCCAGCAGCGCCTGCCACGCTTGCCGCGGTGATTCTGCCGTTGCCTGAGGGGGCGTCAAGCCCGGTTCTGCGCCTTGCAGTGCAGCGCGGATGTTTTTCGCTTCCGACCCTGCCGCCTGTTGAGCAATGTTGACGGCCTTGTTCTGCGGCAGCGATCGCAGGTAGTCTAGGCCGCGCGCGCCAGTGCGAATTGCAGACGCGGCACCTCGCCCGATAAGTTCTCCGGTAACCGCTTCTTGAACCGCGCCTTGCACGTCAGGCTGCTGGCCCTGCAGCAACTCTGCCCCGGTGCGTGCGCCAGTGAAGCCAGCAATTCCGCCCGCCAGTCCGCCTGCGGCCGCCGCCACCGGTCCGGCCGGAGCCATCGCCGCAGCACCGCGAACTGCTCCACCGGCGCCCGCAAGCATTTCTGCGGATGGTTGAAGCGCGCCGACGATCTGACCGACGTTGCGCTGGACGCCTTGCGCAACCCTGCGCCCAACAGGAATTTCCGCTGCGGGCGGCGCTTGATACGGTCCAGCGCCAGGAATTTGGCCAGGTGGCGTTGTAGAAGTTTCTGCTCTGCGACGACGCGCACGCGCAACCGCAAGTGCGCGCTGCTGCTCAACAGTCATTTCCACAGCGCTTTCTCCTCGTCGGTCATGTACTTCCAGTCTTCCGGGTCAACGCCAGCAGGAATTGCGGATGACTGTGGTGCCGTGCGCCGTGGCGCAGGTTGCGCGGCTCCTCCAGTGCTTTGCCGTCGCATCGTCGGGCTCTCAAGAAGCAAATTTAGCTGCGAATCAAGCTCCGGCGTCCAAGCGTTGCCGGCGCGAATTTTTGCATCCCGAACCATGTCAGTAAGACGTTGGCGTTTCACTGCTCTGGTTGCCGCACTGTCAGACCATGAGGCCAAATACGCATTCTTTTGTTGCTGCAGCTGCTCTTTGTTGTACGCTGCGCCGGTGGCCAGATACAGCAAAGCATCAAGAATGTCGTCTTGAGCGGATGCGACAATTTGCCTGTCAGAACTTCTGACAAGATTGGTTGCTGCACTTAGGCCGGGTATGTTTTGAATTGACGCCTCCATCGCACTGGGGGCTTCTGCCGCAGGGCTGCGTTGAAGCGCGGCAGATATTTCACGCGACCTTCTCAAAAGACGCGCAGTTGCAGTTGCGGCCTGTTCTTCTGACTGTGTAGTGTCTACCGGCTTTGGTGCCGCAGATGCAGGCGTTTTGCCGAGCGCCTCTTCTCGTGTAACGTAGGTTGTCTGTCCGGTTTTAGGATCGTAAACCGGAACCGGCATTTGAATGGTCACGCCAGAAGGCGGGGCGTTGAGCCTGTCAATCCGCGCCTTCAACACCGCACGATCAGGACTGTCGGCCGGCAAAGCATTGAGTTCGCGGAGCAGTTGCAAAATTTCGGTGCCAGGCGGCTCCGCTCTTTCAACTGGAGGGGCTCGATACAGCTCTTTGCCCTCATGCGAGATAAGAGCCGAACCAGGCCCAACCACCGACGGCCGCTGATCGGCTCTTGCCGCGCGCGCAGCATTCACCATCTTGACGCCCAGCTCCATTTGCGCTTGTGTCTTGCCGTGCATCTGCAGCAGCGTACCGATCTCCTCTGGATCGTAGCCGCGCTGGCGGATCTCTTGCAGCGCTTGCTGTTCCGCCATGCTCTGCTGCGTTTGCATCTGTTCCTGCCGCATCTGACGCATCGCATTCAGCGTCGGCTGGATCTTGGCAAACGACTCAAATTGCGACTCCGGCTGATACCGGATCTGCGGAATGTTCGCTGCTTGCAGCGGGATGTTCGGATTGATCGGCATGTCAGCCTCCCATGCGGCCGTAGATGTCGCGGAACAGCTGATTCTGCTGCTGCTGGTTTTGGTAGTTCTGATAGGCGCCCACGGCACCACCGATGCCGCTCATGTAGCCGCTGGTGCGGCCGATGCGCCCCGCCGCCAGTGCATTTGCGCCTTGAGACATCGTTTCCCCTGCCGTCTGGCCAAACTGCTGGGCCGCAGAGCCCAACTGACCGCCGACAGTTTGCCCCAATCCGGCGATGTTGGCTAGCCGGTTGTACGCGTTGCCGTACTCGCCCGAGGCGAAGTCCTGCGCGTACCGCTGGCCTGCCTTGATCGCCCCGCCAGACAGCATGTTGCCCCGCGCGGCCTGCACGCGCTCCAGCGCTTTCATGCCCTCACCCAGGCGGAAGGCGTAGCCGGGGTCCATTTCCAGCAGTTGCTGCGGCTGGGCGGCTTGGCCGTCGAGGCCCATGACGCCCGCCAAGCGGTTCAGCGCAGACTCGCCACGCGCGCGGTACGGCTCCAGCAGGCTTTTCTGGTATTCGAACTGATCTTCCTGCAGTTTGAGAGCGTTTGCCGCCGACTGCGCTTGGATCTGCGCCGCGTCTTTTGCCGCTTGGCCCGTCAGATACCCGCCCGCCAGACTGCCGAACGCACCCAGCGCCGCAGCGCCTGCGGGCGTGCCGATGTACTTGAGGAAGTCGTCGACGACGGGGATGCCGGTGAGGCCGGCTGCTGCTCCTGCGGCAGTGCCGGCGCCCAGCGCCGATCCCGCTGCCGCAGCACTTCCCACAGGCAACGCAGATCCTGCCGCAGCGCCTGCGCCGAGCGCGCCGCCGAGCACTAGGCCGCTGGTGTCAAGACCGGCGCCGCCAGTTGTGCCGGCAGTGATGCCACCGCCGCCTGCTACGGTCGAATCAAGGCCGCCTGGCGTGGTAATCGCACCGGCATTGCCAAGCCCAGCGCCTGGAGGCACGGTCAGGCCGCCGCCAGCAGTTCCTGTACCCGCAACGCCCGCGCCCGCAGCACCCGCTCCCACTACGCCTGCGGCAGTGCCTGCGGCTCCGAGGTTGGCTCCGGCGTCGGCGACAGTGCCTGCGCCTGCGGTTTGGCCAGCGGTTTGTGCGGCGGTCAGGTCAACGGTTGCCACGCCGCCGGGCGGGGTAACGGCTCCAGTTGTTGCGCCGCCAGTAACTGCGCCGACATCAAGAGCCCCAAACTCTTGCAACACTTGTGCGCGCGCAATCTCTGGCGGCAACCCAGACGATACCAAATCGTCGTATCTTGCAAATTGCGGCCCGGTAAATCCTGCAAAGTTAAATTGGTCTTGAGCAGATGCTAGCGCATTTCCAGCTAACGCATTTTGGTCCGTGGCCAGCGCATTTCCAGTTGCCTCAGCGCCGCCCGTCGCCAGCGCGTTGCCGGTCGTCGGGAAGTTCAGCGCATCTGCCTTGTAGGCCCTGATAAGGGCTGTGTCAGGCGTTGTGCCAAGCGAAATCTCTGCGTCGTAAACGGTTCTTCCGTAATCCGACAGGCTAGCGTAGGCGTTGTCCAAATTTGTTGGCGACAACAATTCGTCGCCAATAAACGGCGCCCCACCACCTACATCCACGCTGCCCACGTCGCCAGCAACGTCTGTTGCCGCAGCATCGGTGCCGGCCAACTGAGCGACTTCATCGCCGGTCAGCCGCGAGAGTGCGTTTGCGGCGTCCTTGATGTATGGCTGCGCCAACTCTGCCGCAGCACCCAGCGCGCCGCCAGTCAGGGCGCCCTTGATGGCGGACTCAACATCCCCGCCGCTGGTAATCAGTTCTTTTGCGCCGCCAATAATGGCTCCGCCGACGGCGTTGTTCAGCAGAGTGTTAGACGTTTGCCCTGTGATAGACGCCCCGAGACTACCGGCGGTAATGCCCGCCATGCCAAGGATTCCCGGCAGCACCAATCCAAGGTACGGAGCAACTTGCTCGTACCATGCGCCACCGGTGTATTCCCAAGTCTTTTGAAACTTGCCATCTGGCGTCTTAAACGCAAATTCGGTTGCGCTTTTTTTGCCAGAATCAATCTTGTTGGGATTGATGACAACATCGTAGCCTTGCGCTTTGAACTGCTGGATTGCAGCAGCGGCCTCGTCGGAAATCGTCGTCGTTCTTTGTTCGTTTTCCGTGCCGGGGGAGTTGACAACCTCTTTGGTAGTCGGCCCAGTAAACCCAAGTTGCGGCAAAAACTGGAGCCAGTAGCCGCTCTCTAGGTTCTTGAATTGCGTGTAGGCGTCATTCTGGTATGTGACGTCAGAGTCTTCCGCGCCAGTCCCCATCCGAGTTTTCGGAAACAGGGCGTCAACGTTCGACCAGTCAGAAACGGCGTAAGTGCCTTTTGACGTTAGCTTTGCCATGATTCACCTCACCCAATCCGCCAGTTGGTGCCGTCGCTGAACACGGGCACGACGTTCGCGCCGCCGCCGGCTACGATCGAATGGAATGTCGTTGCGTTGGCGTCCGTCACCACAGCGCGGGCGCCTGCGCCTGCGGTAGCCGCTGCCGGCAGCGTGCCCACAGTTAATGTGCCGTTGTTGAAGTATTTGGCGCTGAACGTGAGCGTCAGGCCTGGCACGCGCATCGACGTGATGCTGCTGTTGCCTAGCGTGATTTCGTTGCTGACCGTGGCCGATGAGCCGTCGGCGTCGTAGCCGACGACGATGTTGTTGCTGCCAGTGGTTAGCGAGTTGCCGGCAGCGTAGCCCACGGCAACGTTGTTTGCGCCGGTTACAAGCAGCAACGCATCGCTTCCCAGCGCCGTATTGCCTGCACCCGTGGTAGCCGCGTTCAGCGCCCGGTAACCCACCCCGGTGTTGTAGTTCGCCGTGCTGGCTGCCGTCAACGCCTGGTAGCCAACCGCAGTGTTGTAGTCACCCGAAATGTTTGCATCTAGCGCCTCGGAGCCAACGGCGGTGTTCTGGAAGCCGTCCGTGTTGGCCGTCAGGGCGTTGTAGCCCACTGCGGTGTTGTTCGACCCCGTGGTGTTGCTGTTAAGGGCGGCGCCGGTTGGCGGATTTCCAGGTACGCCGCCTACAGCAGTGTTGGTATTGACGCTGTTGCCACCACGGTTAACAACGACGCCAACTTCTGTCGCAAGCTCAAACGACGCAAAAATGTTGTCGTCCGTCTTGATCGTGACGCCAAGAGCCGTTTCCAGCACGAACTTGTACGACGATCCTTCTGTCAGCCAGATCTGCGCGGGCGTGCGGCCGGCGCTGTCCAGCACAATAGGGTTGGCGTTTGCCGTGCCACCGCTGCTGCTGGTGTACGTCGCCTCTAACGTGGTGGTGCCGGCAGCGTAGGTGTAGATCAGCCCCCCAGCCAGCGGGTTGCCATTGTTGTCAAAGAACTGCGCCCCGGCGCCAGCGTAGGGGGAAAGCGAAACGCTCATGGTGCTCTCACTGTTGAACCTGGGTCACCGCCAGCACGACGGCCGGAGCGGCGGGCGCAAAAGCCGTGGCTGCGACATTATCCACCGTGATGGCCGTATCGTCTGCGGCAAACATGATCTCGATGCGATCATTGGCCGCCAGCGAGAAAAACTCGCTCATAGACACGGCGGTGTACCCGTTGTTGATGTTGATCGTCA